ACTGAGGCCGTTGACGCAACGGCTACAATCCTCGCTTCTGACATTCGCGTAAGAATGACCGGCGACGCAAAATAAAGGAGGAAAAATGTCACTCCCAAGAATAGAAGTTGACCTTGGCTATGTGTCGAAGCTTGACGACAATCCCAATGACGTAGGCGGCCTCGACGCAGCAGAACTGAAAGCCGTTTTCGATAAAGCGGGCTTAACTCTGCAAGAATATATAAACACCACTCTCATTCCTCAAATTGAGAGTGATATAGAAGCCGCAGCCCTCGGTATTGGCGGCGGCGGACAAATCGGCATTGAGAAACTTCCGGATAAGAGCATTGGCACACTCAAGCTTGAGGATGGTTCTGTTACTACCTCCATTCTCGCAGACGGTAGCGTTACCGGCGCAAAGGTCGTTGACGGTATCGCTACCACGAAGAAGATAGCTGACAATGCCGTCACAACTGCAAAAATAGCTGACAATGCCGTCACACGTGAGAAAATCCCCGACCAAGCCATTTCTGCAGCAAAGATTTTCCCCGGCGCTGTTACCTCTGAGAAAATCCCCACCGGGGCAATAACAAAAGAAAAGCTTTCCGACAGCTTGTACAATAAAGTTTATTATGTAGAAGTGCCTACTGAGGGGTGGACAGCAGACAACACCGGTGCCGGAGGCTATGTTATTGAACTCCCGGTTGAAGGTCTGCTTGAAACAGATATGGGCGAAATACATCTCTCCGTCCCAGAAACCCTTGAAGCTTATTATGAACAACGCGTGGAATACGATAACCTTTGGAAAGCCTACAGTGAGGACGGTCTTGTCCGCATCTATTCCGAGTATATCCCCGCTATTCCTTTTACCATCAACATATTGGCTTCTCAGCTTGCGGACGAGTCAACTCTACATTATAAATAAAAAGGTGTAAAAGCATGGCAATCCCAAAACTTGAAAAAGACCTTGCCAACATTTCAAAGCTGGATGATAACCCCAATGATGTTGGCGGCCTTGAGCCGAACGAACTCAAGGCAGAATTTGACCAAGCAGGCTTAGATATAAAAGAGTACATAAATCAAGAACTGCTCCCCTATCTTGAAGGCATACAAGCAGCTGCTTCCCTTGGCATACAAACCATAAGCGGCATGAGTAATGCCAAGACCATACAAGAAGCCCTTGAAGCTCTCAAGCTTGCTATAGACAACACAGCTACAGGCGCTATCCCCGACGCAAGCCTTGCAGGCTCCAAGCTTGTGTCCGAAGCTATCACATCAAGGGAAATCGCCGCCGCTGCCGTTAGTGGCGCACACATTGCAGACGACTCAGTCCCCGGTGAGAAGCTTGAGGATAACTCCGTCGCTGGTGAGAAGCTTGAGGACGAAACCCTTGAAAGCCGTCACTATGGTAAGACATCTATCAAAGATGAACACATTGCAGACCTGACCATTACAGGCGGCAAAGTAAAGGACGGCACACTGACCGCAAAAAAGTTTGCCGCTGGTGCCGTACAAACTACGGCTATTGGCGAGTCTGCTGTAACGCATGAAAAATTGGGCGATGATGCAAGACCATTTTATTTTGAAAACGTATCTTTACCCTCTTCCGCTTGGGCCAGCGATACGCGATTTGCAAGCAATGGCTACCCTTATAAAGCAACGTTAAATCTAAAAGGCGTAACTGCAAACCACTACTGTTACGTTGGCTTCCCTCTTGAGATTGCAGAGTCTGGAGATATTTGCCGAATCATTGAGTCTTTTAATGGTGGTATTTATTTCTGGGGAAATTCCATCCCTGACGACATAACAATACTCACTATTGCCTGTATTCCCTGCGGCAATCCTTTAAGTTTTTGAGTTGAGGATGAAGCTATGCAAGGAATTACAAACGCAATCTTAGACAAGCCTTATTCTCTTGGCGTCTCTTTTCCCGCTGGCTCAAAATGTGTTTGCTCTAACGGGATATTTGAATACGAAGCCGATACCATAGATGGATACTATGTTTTCGACATTTCAATGTTAGGAGAATGGATTGTTTCATGCTGCGATGATGCAGAACATACCGCAAGAAAAAGCGTTATCATTACTGACGCAGACAAGGAAGTACACGTTGAACTGGTTTACACAGTCTCATTGTTCGACGGGTCAAACGGCGGCGATAATGCTGCACTGACCGGCGGCTGGGTTTCGTCCGGTAACGGCAACTCTTCCACTATGACCGCCTCCCAAATAGAGGTAGCCAATGGTGGCAGTGAAAACCTCGGCTCATGGTACGGCGGCACATCTTACTACAAGACAGTAAAAAGCATAGATTTGACCCCGTTCAAGACTGCAACAATAGTCGTTAGCTCCGCAGACAGAGGAAGCACATTTAGCGTAGCTGGTCGAGCTATAACAATAAACAACGCGGGTACATTCTCCATTTCCATAGAGGATTTGACTTCTGGCGTGGTACAGATTTCCGCAACACGCAAAACAGAAACGTGGTCAAAATACTGGCTTAGAGCCACAAAGATTTATTTGCATTAAAGGAGCAATATTTGAGCGCAGAAAATATATATAAGCGGCTTATCAATGCGGGGTTTACCCCCGCTGGGGCCTGCGGTATGCTGGGCAACCTCAAGGCCGAATCAGACTTGAGAGCCAACAATCTTCAGAATACATACGAAAAGAAGCTGGGCTTTGTGGACGAGCTTTACACAGCCGCCGTAAACAACGGTACATACAAGAACTTCACCACAGATGGTGCGGGTTACGGCCTCGCTCAATGGACTTATGGTCCCCGCAAAAGGAATCTGCTGAACTTTGCCGCAAAACGCGGCGCATCAATCGACGATGAAAATATGCAAGTCGATTTTGCAATCCACGAACTCACTACAGAATACGCCCCCCTGCTTGCTTTTCTCTGCAGCACCGACGACCTTTACATCGCCACAGAGCGGATTTGCAAGGAGTTTGAACGCCCGGCAGTAAACAACGTGGATAGACGGTACGCTTTCGCCGTGGAGTTTTACAACCAGTTTGCCGGGGCAAGCGTAGAACCCAAGACCGATACTACAGAGACTACAAACGCTTGGTTTCCTCCCGATCTCTCAATTCTTGTACTGCAAGCCGTGCTTGTGGGTAACGGCTATAACACAGATATAACCGGTTACAAGAACGCTCATTTTCTCAAGACACTGCGACAGTTCGTCACAGACATAGGAGGTTAAGCCCATGCTTGAAACCATCGTAACCGCTGTAATCACCGGCTTTATTACCCTTATCGGAGTAATGATAAGCAATAACCGGTCACAGGCTGTAACTGAGACAAAGCTTGAGGAACTGACCCGCGAGGTTAGAGAACACAACAATTTTGCAAGACGTGTCCCCGTTCTGGAATCAAGAATGGACTCACTGGACAAAAAAGTAGACACCCTTTCGGGCTATCACATGCAGCCCAAAGAATAAGGAGGCTTGACTAATGGCCACAATAGCAGAACTGGACGCAGCCCAAAAGGCCGCGACCGGCACTACAACTGCGACAACTGAAACTGCCAAAACTCAGCCTCTTTTCGGCAGCACAGTCGGCGCAGACAAAATCAACGCCATGTATGACGCGCAGAAAGAGTCTCAGCTTGGTACTCTCAAATCTGCGTATGACCAAAGCAAAAGCGAATACCAAGCCGCACAGGAAAAGATTGCTCCCCAGTATCAAAAGGCAGCTAACGAACTTTCCGTGCAGTACGAAAGAAACCGCCAGAACTTCAATCGTCAAGCAGCTGCAACCGGCATAAACACCGGTACTGCTTCTCAAGCCGCTCTTGCAAGACAGGGCGAGTATCAAAGAGACTTCGGCGGACTGCGTACATCTGAGTCCGAAGCACAGGCAGAGGCCGCACGTCAGATGGCTTTGCTTGAATCTAAATATCAGTCTGATGTGGCGGAGGCTATCGCAAACAACGATTATCAAAGGGCCGCTGCTCTGTATGAAGAGTTCAAGAACTCACAAAACGTTGACCTTAAGAACGCACAGATTCTTGCTGAGTTCGGCGACTTCTCTGGCTATGAGGCACTTTACGGCAAAGAAGAAGCCGAAAACATGTTTTATATCTGGGCCGCTCAGAATCCCCAACTTGCATATAATGCAGGCCGCATCACAGCAGGCCAGAGAGACAACCTTGTAAACAACCGCCCCATCAACTACAACCTTGACGAAAACGGAAACCCCAAGGCTGTAGCAAAAAGCTCTTCCGGTGGAGGCAGCAGCGGTGGCGGTGGATATTATGGCGGCAGCGGCGGTGGTTCGTTCACAGCTTACGGCCCAGGCGGCGTAAAATATACCGGACTCACCCAGAGTCAGGCAAACGCAATAAATTCCGCTGGCAATAAGAGCGCAAGCTCTTCCCCCTCTTACACAATCTCACGTCTCTAATGAGGTAATATATGGCTAACCTAATCCAATCCATAGTAAACTTCATAAGCTCTGGCGGCTTTTCTTCTGGCAGCGCGAAAAGCACAACCAATTCCGGAGGGAGCAAGTCTTCCTCCGGTTCTGTCCCCTCTGCATCAAAGGGCAGTGCAAAAGCCACTTCAACAGCCTACAAGGCCAACACAAGCACAGGCGGAACTACCAAGAAATCCGGCAGCAGCGCTGGTACTGGCAGCACTGGCGGCGGCACTGGTTCAAGCAGCAATGGACGTACTGCCAATTCTTCCACAAGGCAAAATTATCTTGCTGACTATGCAGTAAAGACCGCAACCGAAAGAGCCAGGACTATTGTTGACGACGACAGCAGCAAAAAGGACAAGCTCAAGGGCTACAGTCAGTTGGAGTGGGAAGCCGACGAAGCCAAGAAAAAAGCTCAGAAAGCCGAGGTTGACTACGGCGCTACGCTTGAAAAATACGGCTACGATGCAAGCGCTCCCCAAGTTAAGGCCGCTAAATCCTATCTTGATGATGCACTGAGAGACGCAAAGATTTTCAGTGCAGCCGCAGACAAGGAAAAGCAGATGCCCCACCGTGTATCTGACACTGTCAAGGGCGCAGCCAAACAATATGGCGCTGGCCTTATCAATACTGCCGGTACTCTTTATGAGGGCGGCACTCGCGGTGCAGAGGCACAGTATGAGCGGGAACGTGAAGAACTGCGACAGCGCCTTGACAACGCACAGAAAGTCTATGACGAAACTGCCGCAAAGTATAATGGTGACACAGAAAATCCCAACGTAAAAGCCGCACAGGCTACCGTTGACGACATAAAGCGAGACATAGGCGTTTATACCGGTGTTCTCGAAAATGACAGCCTGCAAGAAACAACTCAACGCATCTATGACAAGGCAGACGCAATCAACGCTTCTGCCGCAGAAGACATAAGCAGAGCAAAAGACGGACTTGGTAAAATCGGCCAGTTCGCCGTAGATGCCGGTGTAGCAGGCGCACAGCTGTTAGGAGACGCAGCCCTTGGAGCCGCCACCGGCGGCGGTGCTATGCTCCCTCTTGTCGCCCGTTCCTTTGGCGCTGGTGCATCTGAGGCAAGAAACGACGGCGCAAGCTACGAAAAGCAAGTTCTTTACGGCGCTGCAAGCACTGCTGCAGAAGTCGCCTTTGAAAAGGTCACAAACGGCCTTGCCGGTATTTACGGCAAAGGTGCAGCCGATGAACTTGTAGAGAAAGCAATCGGCAAGCTTGCAAACACCGATGCCGGTAGAACTGTCCTCCGCGCCCTTGCAGGCATGGGCGGTGAAGCCGCAGAGGAATTTGCAACAAGCGCAATCGCTCCCCTGCTCCAGACCATCTACAACGGCCAGAGCATTGGCGAGAGTTATTCCGACGAGCAAATTACTGATTGGCTCTATGATGCACTCATTGGCGGTGTTCTTGGCGGTGCTGGCTCCATAGCTTCCATTGCAAGCGGACAAGACGCACAGGCTAACGCCACGCTGAGAGCGGCACAGGAAGCGCAAGAAGCCCCCACAGTTGCAGGCGGTGAAATTACCCCAGCCACAGAGCAAGCCACCCAAAACGAGCCTCAGAGCGAGTTTAACACTCAAGAGCAACAAGCTCCGGTTGAGCAAGTGGCAACAAGTAACGTTTCTGCCCCTGTGCAAAGCGTTATTGAGCCGACCCAAGCTCAGACCACAGCAGAAACAACAATGGGCGCAGGCCCTATCAGAGAACGCGGCGGCTCTGCCAATATCCGCACAAATCAGAACGTTGAGCAAGAACTTAGAGACAGTTTTGAGGAAGCCCCGGAAATGTACACTCAGCTTACCAATGCAGAGGTACAGAAAAAGGCAGACGCCATTATGTCTGAGGGCTTTGAAAGAGCAAGAACCAAGGTCGAACAAGCCTTGGGCGCTGCAAAGACTGGCTACAAACTTGCCCCCGAATACGCTGTAGCAGCCCAGAGCGTAGCCAATGAATTGACACGCAGAGGCGACCTCGACGGTGCAAGACACATTATGTCTGACGTAATCGCTGAGTTCACAGCAGCAGGCCAGTTTGCACAGATTGGCCGCATGATTAGGCAGGCAGACCCCGTAACCAAGACACTGTCTATTCAGAAGCTTGTGGAACGCCTCAACGAGAACCTTACCAAAGGCCAGTTGAGAAAAAACCGCAACCTTGGCCGTGGTGATGACAGCGGCAAAATCATCGTCAGCGACGAACTTCTTGAGCGCTACGCCAATGCCCCAGACGACGCTACTCGTGATGCCGTCATGGAAGAAATTGAGCAGACTATAGCGAACCAAATCCCTGCCACTTTCCGTGAGAAGTTCACAGCCATGCGATACCTCAACATGCTTGGCAACTTCAAGACACAGGGCCGAAACATCACCGGCAACACAATTTCTCTTGTGTCTACCGTTGCAAAGAGAAAAGTGCAAGCCGTAGCCGAACTGGCAACAGCCGCAGCAACAGGCGGCAAATATGAACGCAATACCTCCCTTGTCACTTCCCCCGAACTTCGCAAGCTTGCAAAGGAAGACTTTGAGCTTGTGAAAGAAGACGTCAAGGGCGAACAGAAATACAGCGATGTTTCCAGACAAGTAAGCAAAGGCATACAAGACAAAAGGCAAATTCTGCCCGGAGTTCTTGAAAAATACCGCAAGGCCACTAACTGGGCCATGGAAGCTGGAGACGCAATTTTCCTCAAGTTTCACTATGCAGATGCTCTTGCCGGTTATCTGCAAGCTCACGGCGTAACTGCTGAGAAGTGGAATGAAATGGTAGCCGAGGCAGACAACAAGCCTACCAAGTCTATGGAGCTTGAACGGCCTATTGCAAACGGCACAGTCGTAAAGGCTTTAGACCGTGGCAACTATGGATATGTGCAAAGCTATAACCCCAGCACTAACACCTATGCCGTGCGCTTTGTCTCACACAGCGGCACAGAAGCAACAGTAAATCTTGCAGCCGACAAAGTCCAAAGCACAAAGGCTGCAAGCATCAAGGAAGCACAGAAAACCGCACGACAAAACCTTTCCTTTGTGGAAAAGGCCAGAGAGTTTGCAAAGAGAGAAGCACAGGAAGCTACTTTCAGAGACGACAACGCTGTTACTGATTTTGTAAACCAACTTGGCAGAGGTCCCAACACTCCCGAAATAGTCAAAACCATTACTGAGGGCATTGTTCCCTTTAGAAAGACTCCTGCAAACGTTGCCGTAAGAGCTATTGAATACTCCCCCCTTGGAGTTGGCAAAGCTATTTATGATGGTATACAGGCCAAGCAAGGCAACGCAGACACAGCAGCGGTAATCAATGATATTTCAAAAGCTGCTACAGGCTCCGCGCTTGCCATTGCCGGGTATTTGCTGGCACAAGGCGGCATTGCAAGAGGCAGCGAGGACGACGACGAACTTGCCGCTTTCCAAAGCACCCAAGGCCAGATGGACTACAGCATAAAGCTTGGTGATACATACATATCCCTGGCTCAATTTGCTCCTAATGCCGTCCCGTTCTTCATGGGTGTTAAGCTCCAAGAAATGCTTGACGAAAGCGACGGCGTATTTTCCCCTGATGATATTATGGCCATCTTCGGCTGTGTCTCTGACCCTATGCTTGAAATGTCCATGCTCAGCGGCGTAAATGACGCATTTGATAATCTTTCCTCACTGTCCGGCGACTCTGATGCAGTAATGCAGTTCGCGGCAAACTCAATACTGAGCTTTATGACCCAAGGCATTACCAATAGTCTCCTTGGACAGCTGGAGCAATTCACAGAAGAAAACCGCCAGACCACATATACCGCAAAGGAAACCGACTTTGATAAATTCTTGGGCAAGTGGCAGTATAAGGTAGGCCAAGCGGCTGCAAAGACTCCCGGTATTGATTACCACCAACAGGACTATGTCGATGCTTGGGGCAGAACACAGAGCAACGGCAACACCGCTATTCGTGCTTTCAATGCCCTGCTGAACCCGACCTACGGCAGCAAGGACAGAAGCACAGAAGTTGACGCAGAGCTTGAGCGCCTTTACAAGGACAACAAAGACACTGAGGACTTCCCCAATGTGTTCCCTCAAAAGCGTAGCCGGTCCGATGTGTACGGCGACGGCAAGCTTATGACCGCAGATGAATATTTGCAGTACAGCAAAGACAGCGGCAACATGAAGCTTGAGCTTGTGTCTGACTTCATGGAAAGCGAACAATACGGCTTGCTGGAGGATAGCCAAAGAGCAGAGGTTATCAGCCAACTCTACCAGTTTGCAGACGACAGAGCTTTGAAGAAAGTTAAGGAAGCAAACAACGTAGATGCTGCATCTAACTGGGACGACGAAGCAATGCTCGTAGACCTCCCCGCTTACCTGTCAGCCAAGACAGCCTATGTTGACGCAGCAGACGAGAATAACAAAGCTCCCAATTACAAGGCCGTAGATGCACTGTTGGCCTCACTCCCCACGATAGACAGAGCAACACGTGACAATCTGGACGACGAAACCGGGTTCAAGAATCTGCGTTTTGCAAGTGAAGTCTACGGCATGGACGCAGAACAGGCAATCGGCATAAGGAACTTGGTGGAGGGCGAACAGGACAAGCACCTTAAAGGCGCTTCATCCGGTGCAGCTGACGCAGCAGTCATTGCCAAGGAATACAAGGGTACTGACGCTGAGAAAATCGCCGCTCTTGAAACTCAAAATCTGCCTTATGCAGATACTGGCAAGCGCCGTTCTGTGGTACGCCGCTTTGAAGCCGCCCAAACTGAGGGCATCAGCTTTGACGACTGGTCAAAGATTGAAACCTATGTAGACCGGACCAAAACCAGCGACACCCCCAACAAAGCAACTATTGTTGCAGCCGGCGAAGCCCTCGGCTATAGCGGCAGTCTTGTATATCAGATTTACAAGAAATATCCTTTGGACGAAGAAATCGTACAACAGACAAACGATTACTTCCACAAGGATTATGTCGAACCCGAGGACGTTGACCTTTTCGCATACCTCACCGGTTTAGCTCTGCCCAAGACAGACGCAGAAGCCGCGAAAAAGTCAGGCGGTGGTTATGGCGGATATGGTGGGCGCAGCTGGAGCCGTAGCACGAAACCCGCCGACCTTGGCGATTCGGTTTCAGCAGTACGAAGCATTGCAAACAAAGGAACAAGCTCAAACACTAACCTCAAATATCTCAAGCAGGCTGTTAGCGATGTTATTTCATCAAACAAAAAGCAACAGTCTCAGGCTCCCAATGTCACATGGCAAGAGCTGCTTGCAGGCTACGTCAAAGGACTATAAGAAAAAGCACCGGAAAAATCCGGTGCTTTCTTTTTACATTTCTTCGGTTGTAATGAGCCAGTTTTCAATTAAGTCTTGCAAAAGCTCTTGTGTGGTGCTTCCCTCTCTTGCGCGGATCCTTTTCACCTTTTCGGCGAGGTCGTCAGAGAGATATACAACAAAGCGGTTGGGCTTTGTTCGTCTCGGCTTTGACTTTGTGACTGTCGCAGCTGCACCCGGCCCGAAACGCTCAATGAGCTTCTTTTCTATTGAGGGGAGCAGACACAGTCCGTATTTGTCCGGCTGGTCTGCAAAGCTCTGTTGAGCCTTGGAATACTTGGGGCATATCTCGCGGACAGCTTCTATCATGTCTTTGGTAGAAATCCCCGCATCAAGGCGGAACTGTCTGTAGTCCATTAGACCTCCTTATATATCACCCTCGGCGCGGTGGAGGCTGTTTTCAACAGTAAAGCCGTCCGGGTATCTTGCGTAAAGCTTTTCTATATTCAGCTTTGCAATATCGCCCATGTTCCAGCCTATGCCGGTGCAAAACTCAGCAATAAACCAAAGCAAGTCCCCCAGTTCCTTTTGCAGATGCTCCGGGCTTATTCCGTGGCCTTGGAAGTATTTCTGGAATACGCCGTGGAACTCTCCGATTTCGGAAACCATACCACTTTTAGCGTGTTCCATCATATCTTCCGGGGACAAATCCCCGATTGTCCTTGCGGCAAGCTTTTGATACTCGTTGAAATCAAATGCGTTACAGTCCATAGTTTTCCTTTCTCCGGGCTTCTCTTCGGCGATAGCTTCAAGAAACTCTACAAAAGCATCAAAAGACATAAAGATTGCAGAGGTCAAAAGGTTTTCTTCACTGGGAAAACCGCACTTTAAGCAATTCTCTTTGAACTGCCTGTTTGCCTCTCGGATTGTCTCGACGGTCAGAACGCCGCCGTGCTTGGAAGTCTCTTTCATTCATCGTCCTCCCGGTATTTTGCATTGTAGGTATTTTGGTAAATGGGGCAGCGCAGATAATGTTTTACGCAATATGTACCCATGTGTTTTTGCTGTAAGGCAGTAGTCTTGAAACGGCTGATAGTGTCCATATCATCCATAAGACCCTCACAAGCGATTTGCCTGCGTGTCCTATCGTCTGATAAATAGAACGGGCAGCGGACATCTGCGTCCGTCCATAATACTTTTCCGTATTTTGCCATTTTAAGAATCCAGAACAAGCTCCCCGCCACAGGCTGCATAACCAGCTATATCTACCCAGTTATCCAGCTTGTCAACGCCGGTTGCATTTCGTCCTACCTTGAGCAGAACCATCATAGCGGCTACATCGTGTGCAGTAATCAAAACCTTTTGGCCTTTGCCCATGAAATAATCAGTCCAAAAGTTGGCAATGACAGCAAAGCTTCTCTCAGGATTGCCATAGTCTTTGTCTCTGTCGCCGCACACACATTTTTCAGCAGCCTCAAGAATCTCTTTACGTTCCATACTTTTCCATTACCTCGCGAATCTTTTCTGCGGCCTTTGTAAGCTCTCTGTTACGGCGTTCCGGGGTGTGGAACATGCTGATGTCAGAAACCTCCCAGTTACTCACAAAATCGCCGTTGATTTTTTCGCCGTGTATGCGAACTTGCAAAACACCGCCCTTGAGTCTGACATAAGCGACCTCGTCCCCTGCTTTGTCAAATACCTTGTATTCTTCCGGGGCAAACCTTGCTGTGCGCTTAAAGGTGAGGTCATATATCTTAATAGTTTTCAAGCCTTGCCTCCTTGTAAAATATGTCGTTATACGCCTTGTACCGCTCATGTATATCTGTACTTGCAAGCTCCGGGTGTTTCTTGAGCTTTTCAGTATACCAACCACATGGGGCAAGTTCCGGGCAACCACCGCGATATACGCAGTTGGGGACAAAACTGTCGGAGATTTCCGGCTCGATTTTACCAAGCTCAGCCTTGAGGCTTTCGGCACACTCCCTTGTCTCGTTGGCTGCTTTTCTGCAAAGGCGCTTTCGCATGGTATCAATACCGTGCTGGGTGTTCATGTCACCTACAAAGGTAACGGGTGCATCTTGAGGGGCCTTGGCTCGGTCATATTTTGACTGTCGGTCATTGCGCTGGGTGTTCGTGCGACTTCTCCAAATGTGAGTTTTCCAGTGCATGGCCACCCAATATGGGATATGCCAAGAAAACTTGATGATAATGTCCCTGATGGGGTCATGCTCGGCAATGATGATTTTCCTTTTCCATTCGGAACTGGGTTCTTTACCAAGCGGCGGCTTGTCCACAGTGGCACGGCAGTCGTCAACGACCTCGCGCCAGTCACCTTTCACGCGCAATATTTTCGTTTTCGTTGCTATCTTCCTCCAATTCTTCTTTTATCGTAGCTTCAAAAGCTGTACATACATCGTAGAGATAAGTTGATACATCGGCCTGCTCAATACAGGCTGCAGCACCCTCAATATTGCCGAGGGCACGCATAAACTCCCCGTATGTTTTAACCGTCATTCGGGTACTTCTTGCAGCGGGAGGAATTACCCCAATGATTCCAGAATGAAGATTCTATTTTCCCGTCAGCCTCAAGCTCTTTGTGACGCTTGGTTTCTTTGGCATACTCACAGGACTCAGAGCATACACCCTCTTCATAGTCCAAACAGCAATGATTATCCATGGCTTTCACTCTCCTTATCTGTTGGTATGTTGGTTATGGGACACCAATCCGGGCGCGTAGCCGGATTAGGGACACATTTCTTTTTCACCCGGCAGAATCCTCCACCGGTCAGTGACTTATTAAGCAAGCACCGATAACAGTTCTTCGGGGTTTCAAGCCCCTCAATGACTATGGCCATTTTTTACCTCCGTCCGCGGCACTCGGCCCAATAGCATCAATACAAGCCAAATGCCAGTTGAAAGCTTCCATGTAAAAGTGAAATCAAAGCACAGGGAGATAAGGTAAACAAGTCCGCTTGTAAACATGAACGACAGTGCCAGCATGGCTATTACCAGCAGCACGACAAGGGCTATCTTGAAAAAGCTCTTAAACATACGCTATCTCTCCTAACAGTTCTGGGTTATCGTGTATATTGCCGATTATGGTACATTCAGCCGGGTCAAGCGAACACTCATACCCAGGAATGGCAAAGGGGTAAAATCCACCGCCCTCATACTTGACCACACCCACATTAGGGGTTGAAGCTCTGGGAGTCACGGCAACATATATGTCGCCCTCGAATATCATGCGACCATCTTTATCATGCTCCCCGATGAATCTACCAAGCGTTCCGGGCAATATGGCATAGAGCAAACACCCGCCTTGCGGCTGCAAATAGGCTATGTTCCCGTCAACATCGTAGTAAGTCGATGCAGGCAGGCCAGAGCCTAAGAAATACTCGGGCGCATGGAGGTTATCTTTGAGCGCCCGGCCAAAGGAACCGGAGTAAATCCATTGCTTTGTGTCTTTTCGTTTACCCCGGTAAAACATTTCATACATAGATTTACCTCACACAGCTATCGCATTATCAAGCTGCTCCATAGTTGTTATCTTGGAACCACACCACTCTGGGAAGTTTGCACGTACCATAGCCTCTGCCAATGGTGGGCAGACAGCGTTTCCGCACCGGGCGACTTGCTTTGTCTTTTTGTACTCGTTTCCCATATAGTCATAGTCTATTATGTAGTCCTCAGGAAACCCCATAGCGTTATATAGCTCTCTTGGGGATAACATTCTCAAGGTTATATCTGCAATGTAGTACGCAGTGTTATTGATTATCAGCAAGAGAAGTTCATCGTCCGCCAATGAATACCCGCAATACTTGTTCAGCAGACCCCGGATTTCTGGCCAATGCCCAAGGTTGCTACCTACAGCTTTGACTAAAACAACACTACACTGTGCATACTCATTTACTGCCGTAATAGTGTTAAGTGTGTCTGTTGGGTGTTGCCCCAGTTCTTGCCCTTTGAACTTAACAACATGCGCCGCTACAAGTGCTTCCCTGTCTCTAACGGTGACAGTGTGCATAGGCTGGCTTATGTCCAAAGGGTTTCCGTTGCCGTAATACTCAACGAGATTTGCACAGGCCAAACCATACCTATTAGAGGTATCGACTGTGTTTATCGGTGTTTCTAAGCTCGAAGCCCTTGCGTGTTCCGTCTGCTCAGTGTGATACTGAATCAGGTTTGCAGCTACAATACAAGCCTCTTGCTTTGTGACTGTCGTAGGCGATGGTTCGCGCATGTCACGAATCCTGTCCCCTCCCTTTGTGTGGCCAATGCTCATAAGGCTTGCTGATACAAGCAGTTGGTTTCCCGCTGTTGTCACCGTGTGAATTGGGTCACATGCTTGGCTACCAACGGAATTGCTGGTATTAGTAACCGTTAAAGGTGCAAGCACGGGTTTACATAACCCTCCGGTATACTTTCCGGTAATGGTGTTCGCCGGAGATTCAACGCTTCTAAGGTGGCCGTCTCCACTATGGTTACACTCGACAAGAAAAGCATTTCCACTTTTAATTGTGAACTTGTCAACCCCTCGAATAACACGGCGCAAAGTGTTGTCTGCAAGCGGCCTTACTGCTTTTATACCGTACTTTTCTTTTAGCTCCTGTCTGCTTGCAAAGATTGAATAACTTGGGAGGCTCCAATCAATTATCTCAGCAGCAGAACGCCAAGGAAGAAGTTTTCCGGTTCGCACTTCTTCACTGTCTCTGGGCGCATGTGTATTTTCTGGCCATACGATAGGTTTACCATCACAACGCGCCACAAGAACAAACCTTTTGCGTGTGGTAGGAGCGCCCAGATTTGCAGCTACAATCTCGCGGAACTCCACGTTATATCCAAGCTCCGTCAGCTGGCGGATGAACTTTCTGAAAGTCTGTCCAGCCTTTTTCTTAACTGGCTTTCCCTTTCTCACAGGTCCCCAAGTTTGAAACTCTTCTACATTTTCCAGCATTATTACACGCGGACGCACAGTCCCGGCCCAACGCAATGCAATCCACGCGAGGCCTCGGATTTTCCTATCTACCAACGCAGAACCTTTTGCTTTAGAAAAGTGCTTGCAGTCTGGGGAAAACCATGCAAGACCGACGGGACGTCCAGCGCACACTTTTTCCGGGTCAATGTCCCATACCGAAGCTTGCAAATGCAGCGTATGTGGATGGTTGGTTTTATGTAAAAGTATCGCATCTGGGTCGTGATTTATCGCTATTGCCACGGGTCGCCCCGCTGCAAGTTCAATACCAGTAGAAGCCCCACCACCCCCAGCAAAGTTGTCTACGATAATTTCATCGAATATGTTTATCTGACTCATGCTTTCCCTCTCATTTTATCTCCGCCCAAGTGTTGGACGGAGATATGTTGGTTACTTGTTTGCTACTACAGTGCCTGCGCCCTGCACAGTTACCCAGCCATGCTTAAGACGTGCTTCCGCCTCTTTCATCTGGATAAGTTCGGGAGTAATGGACTCGGCGATAGCTCTGTTGGCTTCTGCCTCTGCCTGTGCTTCTATAAGGGCAACGTCTGCGGCAGTCTGAGCCTTGGTTTTATCAATCTCGGCCTGTGCCTCTGCCATAGCAAGGGAAGTTTCTGCCTTGGCAAGTGAAGTCTTGCGTTCAAGCTCCGCAATCTCTGCGTCCTGTTTTGCCTGTTCCTTGGCCATTACCTTTGTGCGAAGTGCGGAGTCAAGCTCAACGTCAATAATCAGAGCGCTGTGAATGGTGATACCGTATTCATCGGAAAGCTTTTCATTGAGGTAATCAGTGATAGCCTTGTTGACCTCAGATTTCTTTTCGCTGTATATGTCCATGACAGAGAAACGGGGAGTTACTTCTTTGACATAAGCAATAATGCTGTTCTGTATGTAGTTTGAAACAAGCTGTTCGCCACTCATTCCATTAAAGCGGGTATAGAGTGCAACGACCTTATCAGCCTGAAAACTGTAATTCACAGTCAGGTTCATTTTTACCATGCCACCATTTGCGGGAGCATCTATAGACCAGTCCTCATGCTGTTTTTCGTTGTAGTCGGCAGGGTCATTACTGAAAACTATCTGCTGCTGAGAAATGGGAAACTGCTTGACTTTCTTTATGGGAGATACCCAGTGCCAGCCCTGAGAAAGTGTTTCCTGTTCAACACCCTTGGTGGAATAAACCACGCCGACGTTACCGGCATTTACACGCTCAAGGCAAGTTACACTGAACAGGGCCAGAACAAGGGCCAGGACTATAGCTATAAATTTTTTCATTCTTTATTCTTTCCTTTCAAAATATCGTAAATTATTCCGTAGAACACAATAAAAATAACTGCAAAAACTGGTATTAACTGACGCATTATTTCAGCTCCTTGGCAGCTCAGGCAACGGCATCCAACAGTTACGCCGTGGGCTATGAGATAGTCGGCGAGGCGACCTCTATCAAACACGAAAGAGTTATACGCTAACTCATAATCCAGCATCAGCGATTCAAGCCTGTCTTTCATGGCTCGTTACCTCCGTTTATGCGAATCTGGATTACATACTCTCCAGACGGGAGGTCACGGGAAGCTGCTATTTGAACGGAATTTGTAAGTTTATTTACAACCTCCCTTTTCACTTTCTGCATTTCAAACTCAAACTGAGCTTTATGCTTGTTCATTTCAGTGGTAGCGGCCTCAAGAATCGCGCTCCGCACAGCCTCTTGCAAAATAACAATTACGTTGTCTTCATTCATGGGCATCTACCTCCACCAATCGCAGCCCATAATTAGCCCCACGTTTTACAAATGTGAAAGTGCCGCTTATTACGCCAGACCGCAATGAATCAGAGAGAATTATAGCCGCCAAATCCTTGAGAAACACCTTATATTGTTTGCCATCACGAAGACTCTTGAAAGTTGAACCAGCAGAAGAACAGCCACGATAAAAACCGAGGAATACTAATTCATCCTCAAAGACGAAGTTTTGTTTCCAGACCCAACGGCCACGGTTAAACCTCTCGTCTTCATAGCTCCCCGGCTGTGTTCCGGTATAGCTAACAAGGCTCCCGTCTTTTGTATCAAAAGGAATCAGCACCTTATGCCCTCCTGTTCCACTTTGCCACCGTTCTTTCTATGCAAGCAGCAATAGACTCAGGTGTGGCAGAGGTAGAAAGAGTTTTGGTGTTTTCATCAAATTTTTGCTCAGTAAACTTCGTGTCTTGCATTTCTGCACCACAACATAAGCATTTGATTTTGCAGCCTCCCCATCCGAACACAGGGAGCTTGAAAGTCAACTCCGCAGTTCCTCCGCAATGCGGACAACCTTTAACCTCCATAGTCTTACCTCCGGGCGACGATTATCGGCTGAAAGTTTGCGTCAAGGATAAGCTTTTCCGGGTCAGCCCAAGGAAGCGCATCGGCGAAGTCCCGACGGGCTTCCCGCTGTTCGCTCAGTTCCACGCAGCGGGTGTTATAACAAAGCACTGCCGCCAGAGCGATTACACCAAGGAACCCTACAGCGAGTTCAAGAAGAGTGTAAATATCCATCTGCTTACCTCCCGTCCGCCGCAAAGGTTTGACAGAGCAGCTTATAAGCAAGGGCTTTCTCGCGCCATGCGTTGCACTCCGCCTTGAGCTTTTTATTCTCTACCTCAAGCTCTTTTTCTCGGTCAGATTTCATATTGGGGTTACTCTGGTTGGAAGCCATGCGGCAAGCAAAGCCGACAGCAGCCAAGCCGCGCTCTGATATGACAAAATATTTTATTGGTTTCACATTTTCCTCCTTGCATACTCTGCCATAAGCAGAGCCTCCGCCATGCCGTCATTATCCTTTCGGCTCAATGCCGTGGGCAGAAGTGACACCCCCGGGAAAAGCCGTTTACAGACGGCGATGCTTGTGTTTTTGTCTGCCGTAACGCTAAAAACCTTTTTCCACTTCTGAGGCGTTACAAGCTCGTATGGGATATGGTAAGCTTCAAGTAGTCCGAGAATATACCCGAAGTTCTTGCCGAAGTTAAACACGCGGGAAACGGCCTCTCCGGGCCTTGAACCAACGTTCTCGACGCAACAGCGGATATTTTCGGCTCCAAGTATGCTTAAATTGCTGAGAGTAAACTTGTAGATGTCCTCGTTAAAGGGCATGACATTTACAACGTCCTCTTTTATGTAAGCAAGCGCACCTGTTTTGCCGGGGTCAATGCCTATGTAAATCATGGGCGCACCCCCTCATAACCTACAATCCCGGTCTTTTCGCTTTGAACCGGTGTTTATGCAGCGCTTGTTTCCCTCATAGCACCGATTGCAAAAAGCCTTGTGTGAATCCTTGGGGTAGTTGGTTGTAGGGTTTTTCTGATTGGTTTTGCTTTCAAACTGCTTGTTTTCTTTCTTCATTGTTCCTCCTATGCTCTGTCCCTGATACGGGCCGTGGAGCCGATAAACCCCAGCGTCGCCGTGCCGGTCATACCGTGGCGGTTCTTGTCCACGATAATATCCAAGTCTTGCTCTTCCCAAGGCTTGGGTTTGTTTTCCTCGTCGAAATACACCGCCGGTCGGAAAAGCAGGGCAACTACGTCGCTGTCTTCTTCAATGGCTCCAGAGTCGCGCAAGTCTGCCAAAGATGGGCGCTTGCTTTCTCTTGCCTCACTGGCTCTGTTAAGCTGACACAGAGACACAATGGGGACACCGGTTGACAGAGCTATTTGCTTGAGTCTGTGAGTAATGTCTGTGACAAACTCATACCGGCTACGGGAACCGGCACCCTTGAGCAAGCCAATGTGGTCTATAACGGCCACTTTAATTCCGTCCATAGTTCGGATAACCCGCTCAATGTCCTCAATGGTACAGGGCTTGTCCACAATGTAGAGGTGGCTTTTTGCCAGCATATCCGCCGCATTTATGAGCTTCTTCATTTGGGCATCGTTGCGAATATCACCGCTGTACACCGAGGAATAACTAAGCCCCGCGACAGCACCGATACGACGCGCCCAAAGCTGCTTTCTGTCCATTTCAAGGGAGAAATACAGGACGGGGTTTCCGCTTGCTGCTATGCTCTCAGCCAAATTCAAAGCAACGGTTGTTTTACCAGTGCCAGGACGCGCCGCAATGGTGATAAGGCCACTTGTAACGAGTCCACCGGAAAGAATGTTGTCAAGGCTCTTGAAGCCCGTCTTGATAAACGGCGCTGTCTTGCCAGTCTCAATGTCGTTGAGGTAGTCAAGAAACGCGTCGGCATCTTGCGCCGGTGTAGGCAACTCGGATTGCTGGCTCATGCTCAACTCTTGAAGCTTTGCAAGGCCCTCCAACACAGATATGTCTTGCTCTACAAGCTGCATACCCACTCTCTGGGCGGCACGACGTATGGAACAATCACGGATAAACTCAGCCGTCATTGTCTCGTCAGCTGTCGAGGCGTAATGCTGCATAAGCTCTGCGGCTTCCTCAGAGGGAATGTTTACGCCAAGCTTTTCAGCACGGGCAAGAATCAAGGTCGGGTCAACACTTGACTCTTCGTCAATGAGGCTTAGCACGGCGGCATAAATGCCGTTTCCAAGTTCCGTTGAGAAGTCTGAGGGTGAAACAATCTTGCGGATTTTGCGGACTGTCTCAAAGGGACTAACAAGCAAGCAGCCTGCTATATCCCGCTCCGCTCTCTGAGCGGCATTTGAGGGCAAGGCAAGGTAAAACTCTGAGTGAGTCATTAAGCACGGCCTCCCTTAAGCGCTTCCGCCTCCCAGTAAGGAATCCAGTTGCCGCTATCGGGCGGATATTCGACAAGGTCTTTTGTTGTGGCCTGCCGTGGCTTGGATTTAGGCACTGGAGCGGGAGCAACTATGCGGGGTTTGCTCTTGAGTTTGTCAAAGGTAATGCCTTGGTAGTTGTTGGCTATGCTCTGCTCAATAACCTCGGCAACAGCCTTTTCGCCATAGTTCGTGGCGCTGTTCCTAATCTGGGTCAATAAGGACTTTAAGCCTGTAGGCTTGTAGCTCTGTCGGCGCTCTTTCTTGTAGGCAAGCCAGTTTGAAACAGCCTCCCTTAGTTCGCCTTGGAACGATGCAAGCGGGTCAATTTCCGTTTCGTCGTCTCCAAGCTCTCCCTCGCCCGTGGGCGTAATAGGATTGGTATTGGTATTGGGATTGGTATTCAGCCCGCGCTTTGCGGCAGATTGCGGCGAACCATTGTCAAGAGCAGTATCGTTAGGAGGTTCGGGGAATTTAGGTTTCGCCCGGTCTAACCTCTGATGCTTGCCCCAAGTTGGGAAGTAAAAGTAGGACCGTCCGTCTACCTCATAGAGGACGATGCAGCCCTTACCCGCCAAACCGTGAAGTGCATCGGATATGTCTTTTTCTGTGGTTCTTGTTCTTAGGGGAAAACCGCGCCCTTTTATGATTGCAGGGCGAGCATCGCCGCGCCCTGCGTCGTCTACCAATACAATCAACGTGACCCATAGTCGAAACTCAAAATCAGACAAGGCCGCGATAGTTTCACTTTCGCAAATGCTTTGTTTGATTATTCTATTAGGCACGTTCTCACCGCCTTAGAACGGGAGTTCGTCATCGTCTGCGGCGGGAGTGGACGGCATCTGAGAAAAGGCCATGAGCGGGGTAATGTCAGCCTCAACATGTACTTCCTCGCGCCACTTATCGCCGACCTTTCGGGGCTTTGCACTCACGGACTTGATACGCTCGACGCGGAATTTACCGCCGGTTTCAATGCCTGTCTGAGTGCTTGACCACACTTTGATTTCTCTGTGTGTTTTGGGGTTTTCGTCGGCTACAACGAGCATTTCCCACTCAGAGGTCCCCTCACCCCTGCGGACAACACTGGCGGCGTATTCACCGCCTACAGCGAGTTTAACCATGTGTTAAATCACCACCGCCGTTCTTGCACATTGTGTCCGTGTTTACGAACATCTCTTTGATTTCACTGGCCAGATTTTCCAGTGATTCTTCAAGCTCAGCCTCGCCCATATAAGCACGTTCAACACAGCGCTTGAGCAAGTCTCTGGACATTGCCTCGCAAGCTCTGGGAGGCAGAGGAAAAGGACTGTCTTCACCAAATGAAGAAAGAATTGTCTTCTTCATTCCAAGGCAAATTACGGTAAAATCGGCCAACGACGTAACAAGACTGCCGTGCAGTTCAAAGTCGCCATCCTTTGTCTTAATCATCGGTTACATCTTCCTTTCCGCCATTTTCAATCAGCTTGCAAATGGCATCGTAGTCTTTTTGGAGAATTGATTTAGTGCTGGTGTAACCTTTTGCACCGAGAATATCCTTGACATCCTTGGTTGTAAGTCCAGCTGTTCCGCCGATAGCGTAGAGGCGCTTAATCTGTGCGGGATTGATGGGAGAATCAGGGGTATCGGTATCAATAAGGTCTTTGCCGCTGGCCATAAATTCCTCGTTCTCAATATCCTGAGTGAAAGCATCACTAAGGCCAGAGATAGAAATAGCAGCAGCCACAAGGGCGCGTTTCTGAGCCATTTTCAGTGCGGAGTTTGCGGCATCATAAGCAGAGTTGAAGCCGTTGCGCTTCTCAGTGGTATTTGCAGAGCCGTATGCAGAAGTCAAAACATACTCAGTACCATTGACCACCTTAACGAGCTTGCACTTGACGTTGTAGAAGAAAAATGGATCCTTGCCGCACTGTTCTATTTTCGACTCAATTTCGTACTGCTGGAGAAGTCCGTAACCCATGCAGACTTTTTCCGCACCGGCTTTGAAAAGCGAGGGCTTTTTGGTTTTCGGGATTACACCAAAGTCAACGTCACGTTTGAGAGTGATTTGAGAGCCGCCAACGCCACAAGTGACAAGGTAATTCTTGTTTTTAGACTTGACGGTTGCGATTTCCGCAGATTGCGAATAAGTGGTTAATGCGTATTCTTCGGACACTTCTTACCTCCTAAGAGTTTTTTTATATCAAGCAGAGTGTCAAACAGTTCTGCAGCATTGAAGCCGTAGCGCCGTTCACTGTCCTCTGCGTAATAAAGTTTGTATGTGCCGTCTTTGCACAGCACAAGGTTCAGGAGCCTGCTTTCAGTCTTTCCGTGTAATTTGCGGTAGCCTGCAAGCTGGGCCGCCCAAGCAATCCGCAAGGGACGTGTCACGGCATATACGCTCTTGATGTCAACGAAAGTAGGTTGACCATCAATGGTCCCGTAGCGGTCAAGTGTCCCGGCATAACCAAGCTCAAGGGAAAATAACGGCTGTTCGACCATTTCCCATGTGGGCTTGTAGTCTCGGAGAAATCGGACGTATGCCAATACATAGCCTGTAAGCTCTGGCTCTATCTCCAAATCTTCAACCGGGACACCGTAGTCAATAAGTTGCGTGTACTCATGGATAAGAGAACCACGCCGCGCCGCCTGCCTTAAGACTTCCGGACTAATATCCTTGTAGGATTCAAGCACAGAACAAATGTCCGTGACACTTGGCAGGGGCTTACCATCCACTTTGTAAGTGTGGGTATCTTCATCAAAAACAAGCTTTGAGCCTGTCATATTGGTTCACCATAGGCATCGCATTTAACCATTTTTGTATGAACCGGAACGCCGAAAATCTCGGCTGCATCTGATGGGTTTGCTTTTATGTACTCAGACAAGTATTCGATAAATTCGGCCTCGTCCATGTCTCCAGCATCGGTGGAGTAAATCTTCTTTTCCGTTTGATAATACGGGCTTCCTGTAGTGCCGTAGCCTGTCAGCAAAGCGCGTCTTATTTCGGGAGCATCGGGGATATTAGTCATCGTAGGGAGCCTCTACAACTTCGCCGTTCTTGAGACAATAGAAAGTGTTGGCCTTGATTTTTTCGCCGTCTACCTGTACCATCTGAGCGCCGATAAGGGGACGTTTGCCAGTAAGCCAGTTAAGGCCGCCCCACTCACTGAGGACAAGGAAACTGCCGACAGCGCCCTTGCACTTGTTGTTGAAGCCCCAACCGACATTTATTGAAGCTTCGCCGCCGGCATTGCTGGAGGCTTCGCCGGTAGTAATGTTGGCAGACCCATAGCCGGTGGCACTGTTGGCAGACCAATCGCCGGTGGCACTGTTGGCAGACCAATCGCCGGTGGCACTGTTGGCAGACCAATCGCCGGTGGCACTGTTGGCAGACCAATCGCCGGTGGCACTGTTGGCAGACCTTGCGCCGGTGGCA